CACGACCGACCAGTACTCGCAGTGGGTCGTCGGGAGTGGGAGCGCCTTCAACGGGCCCACGGTGCATTCGGATGGCACGTCCACCTTCTATGTGCTCGAAGTCAATAACGACGCCAGTCACTGTCAGGTCACGAAATGCGTCGCGGGCGCCTATACCGCCCTCGCGCAATTCGTCGGCCAGGCGGCAGCCGGGGACGTGGCGTATCTCGAATGGGTCGCGGGCGTGTTAACCGCCAAGATCAACGGCGTCTCGATCGGCACGCACAGCAACAGCGATATTGCGAGCGGCAAGCCGGGCGGGCGGCTATTCGATCTCGGCACGACGACGATGGACACCTGGGCCGCGGGCGACTTCGCCACAGGCCTCAAAATTCCGGTGCTCACGCGCCAATACCGGGCTCGGGGCTAACGGATGCGCTTCCTCCGCACGAACACGGCAGTGATCGTCACGGTCGGGCCCTTCTACGACAAGACCGACGGGGTGACGATCGAAGGCAGTCTGACGATCACGGACGAGCGGATCACGCTGACGGCCGACACGGATGCGGGCTCCGCGCCGACCCTGATTCTCGACAACATCGCTGGCGCGACCTCGGGCACGGACAACGACCTGAACTACATCACGAACAACGACGCGGGCCTGATGCAGATCGAACTCTCGGCGGCCAACGTGAACCGGCTCGGTCGGATGTTTCTCACCATTACCGACGCGGTGACGCATGTCCCGGTGTTTCACGAGTTCCTCGTGCTGCCCGCGATGATCTACGACGCGTTCATCCTCGGCACGGATGTCCTCGACGCCAATGCGACGCAACTGGCCGGGCAGACCGTGACGGCGGCGGCCGGTGTGACATTCCCGACCTCGGTCGCGAGTCCGACCAACATCACGGCGGGCACGATCGCGACGGTGACGAACCTCACAAACGCGCCGGGCGCCGGGGATTTCACGGCGACGATGAAAACCTCGATCGGCACGGCGGTGGCGGCGAGCGCGGTCGCGAGTGTGACGGGATCAGTGGGCGGGAATGTGACGGGGTCCGTGGGATCGGTCGTCGGCGCGGTGGGCTCGGTGACGGGGGCCGTGGGGAGTGTGACCGGGGCGGTCGGTTCGGTGACGGGCGCGGTCGGCAGCGTCACGGGCAACGTGAACGGCAACGTCGTCGGCAGCGTGGCGAGTGTGACGGCGCTCTCGGCGGGGGCGATTGATTCGATCTTGGACGACACGATCGGCGACGGGACGCTGACCGCGCGCCAGGCCCTGCGGATCATGGTCGCGGCCTTGGCGGCGAAACTCTCCGGGGCGGCGACGGCGACGGTGACGGTCCGGAACGTCGCGGATTCGGCGAACGTAATTGTCGCGACCTGCGATGCGAGCGGGAATCGGACGGCGACCGTGGTGACACCCTAAATGTGGCCCCTGGCGCTGTTCTGTAATGAACTGTTCGCGCCCCGGTTCTTTTGTAAAGTAGGCGCGGTGGCGACGTTCCGTCCGGAGTGGGCGGGGTTCGCGAATAAAACCGTGGGCATGGACATTCACCCGTCATGAACGTGAACCCAAGTGCGGCGATGAACCACGCCAGCGATACCGCTGCTCGTGATGCCATATTGCCGCGCGAGTACCGCGATCGACGCGCCCGCCGCGTGCGCCGCCAGAATGTTGCGGACGCGGGCGGCGGTCAACTTCGCCTGGGGATGCCGTTCGCCTTTTCGTTGGCGTTCCTGCTCCCTAAATTGCGCGGCGTGTTTGATCGAACAGAATCGCGCTTTCTCGGCCCGTTGTTTTGGATGAAAAGACACGCCACAGAACTCACAGGTGCGGTTCGGACGCACCATACTGGCTCCGTAGCATTTCCTCGAGCAGAACTTTGGTTTCCTCCGTTCTGCCGTATAGCCCTGTCGATGCGTATAGGGTTGGCCGCATTGCTTGCAAATCTTCGGCGGACTCTTCCGTTTCGCTTGGGCCAGCCGACAACTCTTGCGGAAGCGTCGCTTGGCAGCAGCAGCAGCGCGGGGCGTCAGCCGACTCAGGCGAGCGGCGCGATTAGTGTTCTGCTGCTGGCGAGTGGCCCATCGGCAATTCGTTGGCGTGTAGTCACCGTCGTTGTTAATGCGATCAATGGAATACTCAGCAGGCCGTTCGCCCATGTCGGCCACGAAACGAGCGAACGATGTCCGCCACCGTTTACAGACCGTAATACCCCGGCCACCATATCCCGGATAGGCGGGATGCTTTGGATTCAGGCAGCGTTGCTTCATCGAAATCCAGACTTGGTACAGCGGATGCCAAGGGTAATGGCGTCGTGTGTGACCGTGAACGATTGTGCCCATAAAACGCGATAGTAAATGATTTATGATTAAGGGGCAATCAGGACAGGTAATAGGCGCTCAGCTCGTAAATGCCACGACGGGTGCGGCATTTGTGGGTGCCGTGTTGGTCTATGTAACCGGCGACGGCGGGACGCAGGCGATCGGCTCGGTCGGCGGCGGCGCGTGCGTGGCGGAAGGGAACGGATTTTTCAGTTATCAGCCCAGCGCGGCGGAGTGTAACTACAACATCGTCGCCTTCACGTTTGTCGGCACGGGCGCGGTCCCGGCGACGACGCAGGTCGCCACGATCACCGCCGCGCAGGCGGGGGCCCTCGCCGCCACGTCCTCGAGCGGGATGACGGTCGTCGCGAGCGATCTGATCATCGCCGCCTTGAAACGCATCGGCGTGATTGCGGGGACCGAGACGCCGACCGCCGACATGGAGCAGGACGCACTCGTGCGGTTGAATACGCTCGTTGATAGCTGGCACATTCAACGCGGGACCATCCAAGGCATCCGGCGCTTCACGTACGCGCTCGTCGCGAGTCAGGGCGGGCCGACCACGCCCTATCTCATCGGCACGGGCCAGCAGTTCAACCAGGCGCGGCCGGTGTGGATTGACCGCGCGAGCATCGTCTTCGGCACGGGCGCGACCGCGATCGAACTCCCGCTGCACATGTGCCTCACGCCGGATGAGTACACCGATCTGACGATGAAGGATCTGGAATCGCCGATCCCGACGGTCTTTTACTATGAAGGCGTCGGGAGTGGGGCGATCTATCTGTGGCCCGTGGCGAGCTCGGCGAGTCAGTCGATCGCGCTCTACGCGCCCGTGGCCGTCAGTCAGTTCGCCGACTACGCGACGACGGCGTACACCCTCCTCCCCGGGTACCGGCTCGCGATCGAAACGAATCTCGCGCTCCACCTCTTGCCGGAGTATCCGCGGGCGGGCTACGCCGTTGATCCCCTGCTCGTGAAGCTGGCGACCGAATCCCTCGCCTACGTCAAGCGATCGAATACCGATCCGGGCCTCCTGCGCTGTGACCCGGCGCTCCTCATCAATGGCGGCGAGTGGGATCGCGGGTGGACGGGGCCATGAGGTTTGACGCCTTTATCGGCCCGGCGTACACCGTGCAATCGCTCAACGTCGATGCCGAGCGGTGCGTCAACCTGTATCTCGAGCCGCTCGAGAGCGACGGGGGGAAGACGCGCGCCGCGCTCTACGGCGTGCCGGGGTTGACGCCGTTTGTCAGCGGGCTCGCCGGCCCGATCCGGGGCTGCTTCGCGCAGGACGGCCGCGCCTTTCTGGCGGCGGGCGCGCGGTTCTACGAAGTGTTCACCACCGGCACGGCGACCGACCGCGGCGCGATCCTCGATGACTTCCGGCCCGTGTCGATCCACTCCAACGGCCTCGGCGGCAATCAGTTGTTCATCGTGGCGGGGCGCAGCGGCTACATCTACAGCCTCACGGCGAACACCCTGACCCTGATCGCGGACGTGGATTTCCCGACCGGCTCAGCGACGATGGGGGAGTTCTTCGATCAGTACTTCTTTGTGCTCGTCGCCAATTCGCTCTCGTTCCAGATTTCGAGTCTGTCGAACGGGACGACTTGGGCCGCCGCCGATCGCGGCACGCGCTCGCGGGCCTCGGACAACATGGTGGCGATCATCCGGTCGGGCCTCTATCTCTGGCTGCTCGGGAGTCGGACGAGTGAGCCGTGGTACGACAGTGGCGCGGCGAATTTCCCGTTTGCGCCCGTGCCCTCGGCGCTGCTCGAGATGGGCTGCGCGGCGGCCTTCTCCGCGTGCCGGGCCGACAATGCGCTGTTCTTCTTGGGGCAGGATCAACGGGGCGCCCGCCTGGTCCTGCGGATCGACCAGGGGAGTCTCGGCGCGGCCCGCGTGTCCACGTTCGCGGTGGAGTATGCGCTGAACGGGTACGCCGCGGTCAGTAACGCCGTCGGCTACAGCTATCAGGAAGCGGGACACACATTTTACATTCTCACGTCCGACGAGTGGCCGACCTCGTGGGCGTACGACACGGCGACGGGCCTCTGGGCCGAACGCCAGAAGTGGAACAGCGCCACGGGCGCGAGTGAAGCCCAGCGCGGCATCGCGCATTGTTATGCCTTCGACAAACATCTGGTCGGCTCGCGGGAGACGGGCATTCTGTACGAGCAACGGCTGGGCCTCTACGCCGAGGGGGAGGCGCCGATCCGCTGGCTGCGCCGGGCGCCGCATCTCTGTGACGAACAGAACCGGACGTACCACAGCCGCTTTCAACTCGATCTCGAAACCGGCGTCGGCCTGACGAGTGGGCAGGGGAGCGCCCCGACGGTGATGTTCCGCTGGAGTGATAACGGCGGGCATACCTGGAGCAACACGCAGTACCCGAGTATCGGGGCGATGGGCCAGTGGGGGACGCGGACCTATAGCTGGCGGCTCGGGATGGCGCGGGACCGGGTCTATGAAGTCTCGGGCAGCGATCCCGTGAAAACCGCACTCATCGGCGCGTACCTTGAGGGCATCGGAGGCACGGCGTAATGGCCGCCCCGATTCGGCTGTTGCCGTTCTTAGACCCGGCTCCGTATCAAGTGGCGTTCACTGATCCGAAGACGGGCCAGATGACGGACGCGTGGCAGCGGTATCACATCAATCTGGAGCGCGTGATCTTCGGCGTGTGGACGCCCGTTCCATTCGATGCCGCGAACTACACGACCAACACCGCCGCGACGTGGAATGTCATCGCCGCGAATCAGTTTCAACTCCTCGTGTGGCAGATGGGACAGACGGCATTCGTCGCGTTTTTCATCACCGGCTTTACGGTGTCGGCCGACACGGCGACGCTCCGGCTGATCATTCCGACGATCCGCGTGGCGCTCGATTCGCCGAACGATGTCTACGCCAACAAACTCTACGTCCTGCGTGG